CCATTCTTCTATTTGATTCTTAGTAATTTCATACCAATCAATCCCAGTTAGTGACCCTCTAGCAGTATAATATGTAATCGTATTTCCTTCTAAATATAATTTGTTTATTTTATTTATATTGATTTGGATAGGTCTAGCTAAATTATATTTCATTTTATCACAACCATACTCATAATCACAAATGGTATCATCAATATCTACATATACATTCATAAAGTATCGTAATATTTATTCTGTTTTTCTTGTCTTTCTATCGTTTTAGGATGCATAAGAGCAAAATCATGATAAGCTGGTAGTGTTGCGTAAGTTCTAAACCCTTCTAATCTTTCATGAACTTTATTAACCCATTTTATATCTGGTTTATTTTTCCAAATACGCCATTGGTAATCAGGCCAGTTGACTCTTCCTTCATCGTCAATATTCCATCTCCACTTAGTAGTATGTTCTTGAGTTAGGCCTTCAACTGTATTTACTCTAGGGACCAGGTAAACTTCGTTGTTAGGGTTCCCTTTTAGTATTTCAGGTAGATGTTCTAAAAGTGATTGATGTGGTATTTCATCAGCATCTATTTGAAATATAAATTCACCTATACAGAGACTAGTTAAGTAGTTTTTCCAATCAGCAAAATGATTATTAAAAGATTTACGAGTTAATTTAATACGTTCTTCATTTTTTAGCTTAATTAAATAAGCCCAAACTTCAGAAGTTCCGGATTGTTTATCAAACAAAACTACAATTTCATCCTGTTCTCTCTTATTAACCAATAGTACTGAAAGGAGTTTTTGTATTTCAATAAACTCATTACATACTGTTATAGCATAACTTATTTTCATATTGTTCTATTCTGGTAATACCCCAATATATGAAAGTGCTCCAATAAAATCACGTTCTATAAAATGTTTTATTGTAGACATATCTGGTCTGAATTTCTTGTTTTGGTATTTTTCTGATTCCTCAGGAGATACGGGAACAGCTTTAACTGCCCCCCATTTCCAATTGTTTCGAGAATTACCATCGGCAAATACCATTCCTTTTTCTTCTACATTAATAGTTGAAGGCATCCATATTTTTCCCGTTTCTTCTTCTTCATCTAATAGAGATTTGTAAAGTTCAGGTAAAACTTCCATTTGTTCCTTAAGAAATTTACTACCTGGTTTTAATAAAGAATTAGATATAAACCCACACCCATAACACATTTCTAGTGTAATATCTTTAGTCACTTCTTGTCTATAACAGGCATCAGACCCACATCTTGTACATTGTATTAATTCATCAAAATTCATATTATTTTGTTTTTGTAAGTTTTGGTAAAGTTAATTTAGGTAATTCTACCTTTGGTGAAGTTTTCTTTAATGTAGGCAAACTTAAAGATACTTGTTTTGGGAAATCAGGAATATTTGAATTTAAAACATTACCAACCAATTCCTTCATTTTCTTATAACTAAAATTGGATTTAGAATATTTTAGTTGTTGTTTTGCTTTTGTTTTAAAAACAGAATACTTTTTAAAAACATCAGTAAACGATTGACCTACATGAGGGGTACTTACTTTAAACCACTGAGATTCTGGGATTAGCCAATCATTAGCCGCACTCTTATGGACATTTTCTAATTCTCCAGGAAGTAAAGTAGTGAAATTTCTATGTAAAAAGTCAGTATGTCCGGAGAAATTGGTTGCTATAATAGGTTTTCCTGTTAAACTAAATTCAAGTAAGGGTCTACCATATCCTTCCCCCTTAGTTAAGGATACCATAGCTTTTACTTTTGAATTGTTATATAAACCATTTATATCTTCATCACTAAAAGACCCATTAATAAGATATATATTTGGTAAATCATCAGAATTAACACTTTCTCTAATATCTTTAATTCTTTTTAGTATTGTATCTTTACTTATATGAGATTCTACCCCTACAGAAGTTTTCATTATTAATCCAGGTTTTTGCTTTTTATTTTTAAAGGTTTCATAAAAAGCCTTAACCATTAACCCCACATTTTTTCTATCATGGCCTATTTCACCACCCATCCAATGTCCTACAAATAAATAGTTGAAATTTTCTTTTACATTATCTAAATTAATTAAACTTTTTTGTTTTAAAGGTTTATATATATCTAAATTAACACCTTCAAATATAACATGCATCGGTTTTTGAAGCTGAACCATACCAACTGTTTGACCTGTTTGGTTGTTTTTTCTTTCATATCTCATACTTTCAAAAACTTTTTTAGAATGTTTTGAAGAAACCCAATTCATATCCATTCTATTTAAACCTTCGACCCATTCTGCTTTACAAGCAGTAGACTCAATTCCTGCTGTACATCCTATATTATATTTTCCTACAGGTTGGAATTCATTTGGGATAGTTATTTGCATCCAAATATCAGGTTTTGTTTTATTCCATTCTGGGGTTGCTATATGTTTTATTAAGAATTCCCATTCCGGGTTTTCTTTACAAAAACCCCATGCTGTTGATCCCCATCTTTGTGGCAAAAGTTGGACTTCATATTTATCTAATTCAATTATAGCTTTAATTATATCTCGGGATCGACTTCCATACCCACTATAGGTGTCAAATGGGGATGATATTACAAATCTTGGTTTACTCATTAGTATTCTATTTTATGATTTAAAAATTTACCTTTATATTCATTTGCATTGACAACTTCATATGTATCTCGTGGTTTCCAACTACTAAACAAATCATTAAAGGCTTCTATAACTCTATCAGCTTGGTGTTTGATTGTAAACCCAGCTTCTTTTGACATAGCCCATTCTCTACCTTTTAAACCTAAAGCTTGTCTTTCTTCTTTAGGTAGATTATAGATTTTTTTAATTTGGTCACAAGCATCTTCCCATTTACATCTATCATCAAAAATATAAGGTGTCATAGGTGATCCTTGGATTGATCTATTAGAGGGATATACTGGAAAAGCCCATTCTCCATGTTTATCAAATGTTTTTTTATGATTAGAAGGAATATCAGCATCTGGTGTATACCACTCTCCTTTATTGTCTTCGAATCTCATTTGATCTTGCATACCCCCTGTTACATTAGCAATAATGGGTGTACCTGAAAGTAATGCTTCTGTTATGGATAACCCCCAACCTTCATTTGATGTAAGTAATATCTGTGCATCTGCTATGTTATACAAATAATTAAGTTGTGGTTGAGTTAATTTTGATGTAGAAAATATAACATTTTCTTTATAATTTTCATTAAATAGGTATTCTTTTACAGCTTTTAAATCTGTACCAGCTTCTGTAATTAATTCTGTGTGTAATATTATAAAACAATTTTTAGCTTTTTCTTTTGGAAGAGAATCTAAAAAGGATCTAAATGCTAATAAAGTATCAGGAATTTGTTTTCTTCTAATATTTCTAGAATTGAAAAAGAGAACAAACTCTGGGGTTCTATCTTGAAAAATTAACTTTTTGAAGTTTTTAAATTCTGGATCCTTAGGGTTTATTGGGAAAAAAATATCTGAGTTTAATCCATGAGGGATATATTTAAAGATTTTATTTTTACCTTTGTCTCCTAATACTAATTTATTAATATTAACTGTTTGTTTAGAAATACCCATTAATAAATCACAAGCTTCATAGTAAGGTTGATTGTACATAGGGGCAGGATAATCATCCCAAATATTTAAGTAAGTAATAGGTATTTTTCTACGGATTTCATTCTCCATATTAAACAACCAAATAAAATATCTAGGATCAGTAAATAACATTATAGCATCTGGTTTTTCTATATCTATTATTTGTCTTACTGATTCTGGAGTTCCATACCCATTTTGAGGGTATAATGTTACTGAGGAGTCTTTTATTTTGAATTGCTCATCAATACTCTTAGATAAATCTATTCTTTTACCCTGATCAGGATGTTTAATGGCTCCTGCCATTTGAACCCAATTAAAATGATGTGAAGTATGAAGTACTATCTCTTTGGCTACTGTAGCAACTCCAGAATGGACTCTAATATCATCACAAATTAATAATATTTTTTTCCTTTGTTCTTTAGGTAAATATTCAAAATTTTTATTCATCATCTTTTATTTCAAGATTAATTTGATTAGTAATTTGTTTTCGAAAGTCTTCATTTGTAAGGTATAGATAGATAGCTCTATCAGCAAGTTTTTGGAATGAAAACTTACGTTTTACACATTCAATTTTAAAATTCTCAAATAAATCACTTTTGATTTTTACACTAGTAAGTGTCATGTCTTTATTGGCCATAGTCTTTATTTATTAAAACATTATTTTATTATATATACGTATGTGTGAATCTATGAAAAATGTTCACCAGCACCACACAATTCTTTATCTTTATTATAAGGGCAAAAATTACAATTCCATTTAGAAGGGGATTTGGGGTAATTTGCTTCTTTTATTTTACCACTTGAATTAAAACATTCATTGATAAAATCATTAATAGCTGTTTTAGCTCTACCTAATTTAATTTTCCCACTAGGGGGTGTAAATTGTTGTACTCTATAAGCTTGGTATGGAGACATAAGTTTTTCATCATCTGGGTCTAATACTTTTCTTTTAAGAATGAAAAATTCAATTTCAATTTTATCTAAGGGTATCCCATATTGTTCTGAGAAGTATTGTTTATAAAGTAAGAGTTGGAATTGTTTATTTTCATCTTTTTTAGCGTAATCATTCCACCCGCTAGTACTGGTTTTAATGTCAATTATCTTAAATGTCTCTGTTGCTTCATGGTATGTGACAACATCAAGATACCCCATGTATAACACGTTATTTAACATTTTATTTGGTGCTATTACAATGGGTATTTCACAACCAACTAAATAAGTACCTTTCTTACTAAAATATCTACTACGTTTTTTCTTAAACCATTCTAAGATGGCAACTCCATCCTCGAAAAATTCTCTCATTTCAATCGCATCCGAGAAATGTTCTGAGTTATTTGATTTGTATTGTTTTTGGTATTCACCTATATAAGCTTCTTGAAAATATTCCTGTATGTCTATTTCCCTATCGGCAGCAGCAAATGATTTTTCATATGCTACATCTAAATAATGTTGCATAGCTTCATGGATAGCCGTTCCAAATACAGTATGAATAGAAGATGTAAATCGTTTAATTTTATCTTTATATTGTAGTTTCCAACGATGGGGACACCCTCTGAATATAGACATCTGGGAATAAGATATATTCTTTTGATATGCATAATTAACAGGTGAGGGTGGATTATTCCTTATTTCCTTTACTATTTTAGGTAATTTCTTCGCCAAACTATTTTTTCCATTTATTTCGACCTACTAAAAGACCTATTATCCCATAATTGGCAATATCAATAAATGTATCTTGCATACCTTCACCTTCAACAAATGATCTACCATTAATTAATAAGTTTTTTAAACGTGATATCTTATCAGTTAATCTAATACATAACCCCGTTAGTGAGAACTGTTTATCATCGCTATTATTAACGATATCTCCACCTAAAGTAATATTATTTAAACCATAATCCATGTGTTTACGAGCAAACATTTCGTACATTTCTTTTTGTATGGTTTTAAATTCATTAGATAATTCTGGATATTCATGTTCGAATATTTCTACAGGGGTTGAATTTAAATTTGGTGTTATTTTTCCACTTTTAGCGTCACTAATTTCTCTACTACTCATAACTTTTTCTAATTGAAGGGCATTAGCACTAAAATGTCCCCCGGGATTAATTTTATTTTCTAAACTCTCTATGTATTTTTTGATTGTATCACCCATTGATTTGTTCTTTACTGTCTGAGAAGTATATGTTTAATACTGCAAGTCTATCGTCAGCATCAACTAGATTTATAAGTGCTTCTTCAGCGTTTTTATAAAAATCTTCTGTAGAGTGGTCTCCAATTCCTACTGCTTTATTACCTAATAATTCAAGTGATAATAATGCTTTAGCCTTATCTGCTTCAGCAGATGTTTTTAACATAGTATATAATTCTTTTGTCATTTTAATAACGGTTTTATTTCTTTTTTATTTAATCCTCTGTTGGTTAATATACGATTAATTTCTGGGGTATCCAATATATTTATATATTCTTCTGCTTCTTTACTTGAACATTGATAGTGTTCTTTAATGTGGGTTGTTAAATCTTTATTAGGTTGTTTTACTTTGGATTTAACATATTTACTCCATTTATTATTTTTAGGAATAAATTCCCTATATATATTGTAAATCATTCTTTTTTCCTGTGGAGGAAAGTCTTGAACATAGTTTACAATTTCTAAATAATCAGGATTCATAGATAAAAACCTATGTATCATATAACTATTCCAAACCTCCCAGTCTTTATCTGTAAAAGACTCAACTGGGGGTTTGGTGTTATTAATTGCTTTTAACCAATCAAAGATGTTTTTCATTTAGCAAAGTTCGTCTTCTAATTCCTTTCTTAAATCTCTTGGAACTGAATCTTTTAAGATTTTTTTAGTAGAAGGATCATAAAAAATTGGGATTGGAAGTAATGCATCTTCTTCTGATCCGGTTACAAATTTAGATACCTTACGTAAAATTACTCCTTGTTGGAATACACTCCCACCATCAAAATTTTTTACTTCAGTGGTGTTTTTCAAGTCAATAGGTGGCATTTGTGCCTCTGGTTGTTGCATAATTATTTATTATTTAATATTTGTTGGATTAACGACATTGTATTTATTTCCTTGTCGATTCGGAAATTTGCTTTATATTGATGTTCATTTATTAAAATAGCTGCTGTACCTTCTTTGTTTTGTAAATATTCAGATGCACGTTCATATAGTGATTTAAATAACTCATCAAAATCATCTACA